CATGTGGTGTAGAACAGGCAACGTCGATAACCCAATCGGGCCGACAAAAAAGCCCTAGTATTGGCCCCGCTTCAGCGGATAAGCCTTCAGCTTTTGTTTCACTGACAAAAGGAAGGCATTTCCAATGTCAAACGAAATTCTAGACTGGTCAGTTATTGACTATAAATCGACTGTTGAGCATCTGCTTCAACAGCGCGGGTCTAAGTTTCGTGGCGCGGTAATGGAAGACAGCTACCACGGTAAGAGTGGCGCGGCTGTCAACCAATTGGGTGCGGTAACGGCGCAAGCCAAAACCACACGCCATGCCGATACACCGTTAATCGAAACACCCCAGGATAAGCGGTGGGTCTATCCCACCGATTATGAATGGGCAGACTTAATTGACGATCAAGACAAGTTACGCATAATCGCCGATCCCACTTCTCCCTATGCAATTAATGGGGCGATGGCTTTGGGAAGGGCGATGGACGACTTGATCATTACGGCGGCAACAGGAACCAGTAAAACGGGCGAGGACGGAACGACTTCTACCTCTTTCCCGGCTGGTCAGACTGCTAGTACGACATCTGGTGGTCTAACGGTTGCCAAGTTACGAGAAGCCATGCAGTTACTCATTGCGGCTGAAGTCGATGTGGACAATGAACCACTTTTTTGTGCTATCGGCGCTCAACAGCATGATGATCTGCTTGGTCAAACCCAAGCCATCAGCCTGGATTTCACCACTAGGCCTGTTCTCGTAGATGGGCGAATCAAGGCTTTTATGGGTTTCAACTTCATCGACAGCCAGCGTTTGGCTATTTCTGGTACGGATCGCACAGTTGTTTGCTGGGCGAAAACCGGCCTTCACCTTGGACTCTGGAACGACATCAATGTCCAGATTTCAGATCGTGCCGACAAGTCTTATTCAACACAGGTTTACGTCAAAGGAACCTTTGGGGCTACCCGTGTTGAAGAGAAAAAAGTCGTCGCAATCACTTGTTCGGAGGCTTAAAAAATGGCTACATTTTATAGCGTCCAGAAAACCAAGTGGGACCAGAACACTCCAACGGAGAAGATCAAGACCAGTGAAAATGCTGGACGGATTCGTGTTTCATACGCGCTGTATGAAGCATCGTCTACGGCGGCGGCTTCTGTGCTAGAAATGTTCAATCTTCCGAATGACGCTCGTGTTCTTTCGGGAGAACTTGTGCATGACGCTCTTGGAAGTGGCACGACCCTATCGGTTGGTCATGCGGCCTATAAGAATAGCGCCGGTACCACCGTGGCTCTTGATGTTGATGAGTGGAAAGCGGCGGCGGCTTCAACTTCGATCACTACGGTCGATATTGCGGCGACCTCTGCTTTAGGCAGAAATACGGTTGTTGATGCCGATGGAGACGGCATCCCCATTACCGTGGTTCTTGCTGGAGGAACGGGTTCTGGTACGATTGAACTCACGATGCACTGGGTTGTCGATTAACCCCCTCTGAAGAAGGGGTTGTGGCAGCACAATTGCTCAACCCCTTCTTTTTATTTTTGAGGAGAAGACAATGGCTGATGACTATGCGCTTGCATACAAAAAAGTAACAGAACTGACCCTGGAGGAAAATGCCCCCGCTTCTGGCGATTGGGGTGTTCGCTGGGACACCAGTGCTGGTCAACCCGTTCGTGTTGCAGCGGAGAATCCGCTTCATACGGTCGGTACAACCGCATCTCTCGCGGAACTTAATATGGCGGCGGATAATTCCGCCAACACCGAACTTGTTACCACCACCAACGCCATCGCCGCCGCCGAAAGCGGTACGACTTATATCCTGAACAGCGCCACGGCTTTTGTGTCCACTCTCCCCGCTGTTGCGGCTGGTTTGCGGTATACCTTCTATGCGGGCGCAACTCAGGTTACAGGTGGTAATCACACGATTGTCCCAACCGACGACAACACCATCTTTGGCGATTACAATGTCGCGGGGGCTACGGTCCCGGCTTCGGCTGAAGGCAGTATCAATTGGGTGGCTGACACAATGCTCCCCGGCGATAAGGTCGAGGTTTTTTGTGATGGCACAAATTGGTATGTCAGCGGGGGGGCGGCGGCTTCGGGGGCAATTACGTTTACGACTTAAATGGGAGCGGTAGATGACTGATGCGGTAAGCATCTGCAACCTCGCTCTGCAACGGGTTGGCGCTAAGTCTATATCATCCTTGTCTGAAGATACCACAGCGGGACGGGCTTGCAATCGCGTCTATGAACAAGCCCGTGATAGCGAACTCCGCGCCCATTCGTGGGCGTTTGCGCGTGAGCGGGTCAAGGTTGCGGCTGATAGTACAGACCCCACGTTCGGGGCGGCAAAGCGATATGCTTTACCGTCTGATAATTTGAGAATACTCCCGACGAACGGGGTAGACGGTACGGATACCCAGGATGATTTTGAAATATTCGGGAAGTTTATTCATACCGATCATAGCACACCCATTAATCTGAATTATGTCAAACGTATCACCGATGAGAATACGTTTGACGCTTTGTTCGTGGAACTCCTGATCGCCCGTATTGCTATGGACGTTTCCGAAAAGGTGACGCAATCAAACAAGAAAAAGGATGACGCCCGATTTCATTACAAAGAGGTTCAAAAAGAGGCACGGCGGGTCAATGCGTTTGAACGTCCACCGCAAAAGCCACCCGTGGATATTTGGATAAATGCGAGGCTTTAAGTGGCAAAAGTCTCAGCAATCCAAAACAATTTCAACGGCGGGGAGATTTCGTCGCTCCTGTATGGGCGTCCCGATGTAGACCGATATAAGACAGGTCTGAAGACCTGTTTAAACTTCATTCCGCTTGTCCAAGGCCCGGTTGAACGGCGTCCCGGTACAGTCTTTATCAAGGAAGTTAAAACAAGTTCTCTATCCACTAGGATTGTCCGTTTTGAGTTTTCGACCACTCAAGCGTATATCCTTGAATTTGGGAATCTCTACATTCGGTTTTATAAAGATAACGGGGCGATTCGTTCATCTACTTCCACCGTTTCAGCCGCGACAAAAGCCAATCCTTGTGTTGTAACCGACACCGGCCACGGCTATTCAAATGGCGAGGAGATTTTCATAACTGCTGTTGTTGGGATGACGGAGTTGAACGACAAGTATTATCTTGTCGCTAATAAGACCACCAACACCTACGAATTGACGAACATCGACGGGACCAACATCAATAGTTCTTCTTTTACCACTTATTCGTCTGCTGGTACGTCCGCGCAAACGATTGAATTAACCACCACCTACACCACGGCGCAGTTGTTTCAGTTGAAGTTCGCTCAAAGCGCCGATATCCTTTATGTGACGCACCCTGGCGTTAAGCCGCGTAAGATTTCGCGTACTGCGGATACGGTCTGGACGATCACCGATATTACCTTTACCGATGGCCCGTACTTGAGGACAAACGTCGAGACAACCACGTTAGGTCTGTCTGCTACCTCCGGGTCTGTTACAGTGACCGCGTCAGCAATCACAGGCATCAATGGCGGTGATGGGTTCCAGACCACAGATATTGGTCGGCTTATCCGTTGGCAAGACGCGGCTTCAAATTGGACGTATTTGACAATTACAGCCCGCGCCGACACCACCCATGTTACTGCTACCATAGACGGACCTGACGCTTCTGCTACCACCGCTACGGCAAACTGGCGGCTTGGGGCGTGGTCAGGTACTACAAGTTATCCTGGCACGGTCACGTTCCACCAGAACAGGCTTTGTTTCGCGGGTGGAACCAGCGAACCCCAACGGGTCGATTTGAGTCGTACAGGTGACTTTGAGAATTTTGCGCCGACAGAACCAGATGCCACGGTGGTCGATGACAACGCCATCACGAATAACCTGTCAGCCGATACCGTCAACGCAATCCGTTGGATTGCCGACGATGAGAAAGGTATGTTAATTGGGACTGTCGGCGGTGAGTGGCTGATGCGCCCGTCCGACACGGGCGGCGTCACAACTCCCGCCAATGTCCAGAGTAAACGGTCCTCTGCCTACGGGAGCGCCAACATCCAACCCATTAGGGCGGGCCGTGCTGTTCTATTCGTGCAAAGGGCGCTCCGTAAGGTCCGTGAATTAGCTTATGTGTTTGAGGACGATGGCTTCAGAGCGCCTGACCTGACCCTGGTTGCGGAGCATATTAGCCGCACGGGAATGATTGAAATGGCGTACCAGAACGAACCACAGAGTCTTGTCTGGATACCCCTGACGAACGGGACATTGATTTGTCTGACTTACGAACGCGACCAGAAAGTTGTTGGTTGGTCCCGTCATGTTGTCGGTGGGCAGAGTGACGCCGGGACCACCCAAGCTAAAGTCGAGAGTGTCGCGGCTATTCCAAATACTTTAGGCACGGCTGACGAACTTTACATAATCGTTAAGCGGTACATCAATGGCGCGACCCGGCGTTACATTGAATATCTAAAACCCCATTGGGAAGAAACCAATGGTCAGGAAGACGCCTTTTTTGTAGATAGTGGTTTAAGTCTGGATGTTAAATTGGTGATAACGGCTGCGACTGCCGCTGACCCTTGTGTGATTACGTCATCGTCTCACGGCGTCGATGATGGTGACGATGTCAGGATTACAGAAGTCAACGGTATGACGGAGTTGAACGGTAACGCTTATATCGCGGGCGAGGTTGCGACGAACACGATGGAGTTGTTCAGTAACACTAAACAGAACACCACTATTTCAGGCGCTACCAGGGCCAACCCCGTGGTCATCACCGCCGCTGCACACGGGCTTTCTAATAGCGACCAGATTGGTATATTTGGCGTCGTTGGGATGGTTGAGTTGAACGGTAATGGGTACGTTGTAGCCAACAAGACCGCCAATACTTTTGAACTGTCAGGCATCAATGGGACGGGATACACCGCTTTTACCAGT